GCAGCAGTTGGTCTAAATACAGCTTTAATTTTGACTACTGGTAGCACAACCACAGGTGACTCTTTAGCATCTGTTTCTGCAACTACAGCTAGCACATCAACACTGCCAATTCGTATTGTTGACGTAATTCCAGAAACAACCAATGCATCGGGTTCTTATACTGAAGTTATTGTTAAATTTAACTTTGGTATTCACACTTACTACAGCGCTACTGGTGTAGCTACTGCAGCCTAATAGGAGCACATAAATGGCTATCTCACGCGCACAACTATTAAAAGAGCTGTTACCTGGACTGAACGCTTTGTTCGGACTTGAGTATGCTCGCTATGGTGAACAACACAAAGAAATCTATGATACAGAGACTTCTGAGCGTTCGTTCGAAGAAGAAACCAAGCTGTCTGGCTTCTCCGCAGCACCAGTCAAAAACGAAGGCTCTGCTATTCGTTACGACAATGCTCAAGAGGCATTTACAGCTCGTTACAACCACGAAACTATTGCCCTTGGCTTTAGCTTGACCGAAGAAGCAATCGAAGATAACCTCTACGATTCTTTGTCAGCTCGCTATACAAAGGCTTTGGCTCGTGCTATGGCTTATACCAAACAGGTTAAAGCTGCTGCTGTTTTAAACAACGGCTTCTCCTCCTCTTATCCAGGCGGCGACGGCGTTGCATTGTTCAGCACTGCTCACCCATTGGTATCTGGCGGTACAAACAGCAATACTCAGTCAACAATGGCTGATTTGAACGAAACTTCTTTGGAAGCTGCCGTTATTCAAATCGCTCAGTGGACTGACGAACGTGGTTTGTTAATCGCTGCTAAACCTAAGAAATTGGTAGTTCCTCCACAGTTACAGTTCGTTGCAACTCGCTTGCTCGAAACTCAACTACGTGTTGGCACAACCGACAATGACATCAACGCAATCGTAAATAATGGTTCAGTTTCAGAAGGTTACACAGTTAACAACTTCTTGACAGATCCAAACGGTTATTTCCTTACTACTGATGTTCCAAACGGTATGAAGCACTTTATTCGTACTCCTTTGAGCAACAATATGGACGGTGACTTCGATACAGGTAACGTACGTTACAAGTCTCGTGAGCGTTATTCATTTGGCTGGTCTGATCCACTCGGAATGTGGGGATCACAAGGCGCTTAATTGCTACCTTGGCTTTACTAAGACCCCGCCCAAAAAGCGGGGTTTTTTATTTGTGGTATATTACTTCTGAGCGCTTTTGCTCATACACACAACACACAGGAGTTTTATATGAATGCTTATGAACTACGCTATCAATTGCTTCAAGCTGCTAAAGATATGCTAGAGCAACAATTTCACGCCTCAAAGCAAATTTGGGAATTAACAAATAAGGCTGGCGAACCACCAAAATTTCCTTCATTTCAAGATATTCTTGATCGGGCTTCGGAAATGAATAAGTTTATAAGCGAAAGCAAGTAAGCTACGACCCCGCTCAAAAGGCGGGGTTTTTTCTTTTATTTACTTGCATTTATTTAAAAACGTAGTAATATGGTACAAACTGGGAAACCAGCTTATTAAACTGTCCCAGCAGACGCATACACGATTAATAAGCTTACTTTGTATGGAGAATTACTATGGGTTTCGCTACTCACCTAGGCCCTTGGCTATTAGGCACAAATCGTTACACTTCTGGCACAACCGCTGCTTTGACAGAAAATCTAGGAACTACAGTTGTTTCTCAATCTGCTCCAGTTGTTTTTGGCACATTGACTGGTAACTTGTTTGCTGTCCCAGCTGGCTCACAGATTGTTGATGTTAAAGTGGTTACTACAACCGTATTTAGCGCTGCAACTACTTGCGTATTAGATCTTGGCGGTACGGCATTTACAACTACTGGCACAGTTACTTCTGTTGGCTCTGTAGCTTTAGGCGCTAACGCAACTACTCCTGGTGGTTGGCTAAACGTAGGCACTTCTGATATATTTATTTCCTACACATTAGCTGGTACAGCATTGTCTACTGGTGCGGCAACTATTATTGTTACCTATGCAGTTCGTGGTTCTGATGGCGCTCAAGGTCCTACAGGCTCACAAAATTAATCTTGCGGGGGACTAGTTCCCCCATTACATCTTTAGGAGATTAATTATGACAATGCAATATGACGTAAAGCAAGCGCACTTAAATTCTAGTGGCTATTTAGTTAAGTATTCTGTTCGTGTTAAAGGTATATCATTTACAGGTGGTGCTTCTGCTGGATATGTAGTTTTATTTGATACTTCTTCAACACCTGTATCTTCCAGCGTAACTTATGCACAATCTGGTACAACTGTAACGGTAACTAAAACAGCGCACGGGCTAGTTACAGGGGATATTATAGGTATTCACTTTGCCTCAAATTCTGGAGTTTCAGCTACAGATGGCACTTATTCTATTACTAGAGTGGATGCAAATTCGTTTACTTTAACTGATATTAACTCACGCACCATTACAAGTACCGCTGCGGTTTATGCAACAGGTAAATGGTTGTTGACTTATGAAACTGTGGCTACTGATTTATTTAATAATTCACCTGCTATTCCAGGCGAAGGCATAAAAGCTGACACAGGTGTTTATGCTGAAATGTCTAATTTAGATGCAGTAAATATTTACTACGGATAAAAAATGTCAGAAACGACTCAAGCGCAGGGTTCATATGATTTAGTAGGGCGGAAGATTATGTTAGGTCTTCCAACTTACGACTTTAAAGTAACTGCAAAGCTGGCTATTTCGCTAGCTTCTTTTTGCGTCCAAGCACAAAACCACGGTATAAATATTCAGATTTGCAATATTTCTGGCTGCTCTGTGGTGTCTCGTGTACGCAATCTTATTGCTAAAGACTTTCTAGACTCGGATTGCACAGACTTGATGTTTATTGATTCAGACATCAATTTTGAAGCTGAAGACATTTTCCGCCTTATGGCTTGGAATAGCGACCCTAAGAAGGGTATCGTAGCTGGTATTCCAGTAGCCCGTAAAAAAGGCAAAGTCTACATCTCTACATTAGATACTGACGAAGAAGAAAATATCTTGATGAACTACATGGGTTTGGTTAAAGCCAAGCGTGTAGCTACTGCCTTTATGATGATTCGTAGGGAAGTGTTTGAGAAATTGCGTGATGCTCATCCAGAATGGGTTTATCACGATGAAAAGAAAGTTGGGGACGAAGTAATTGCCTTCTTTGATTTTGCTCTAAAAGATGGTCAGTACGTAGGAGAAGACTTTTTATTCTGTGACCGTGCAAGAGAATTAGGCTACGAAGTGTGGATTGACCCAACAATTAAATTAGGTCATATGGGCATGGAAGAGTTTGCTGGAGCTTTTGGCGAAGACTATCTGTATCCATTAATGAAGTCTATTGAATCCAAAAAGGACGCTGCATAATGGCTACCAAGAAAAAAACTCCTTCTTTAGCAATAGGTCGTGGTGAAAAGCTGCCTGTATCTAAAGGTGCTGGACTCACAGCCAAAGGCAGAGCCAAGTATAATGCAGCTACAGGCTCTAATCTAAAGGCTCCACAGCCTGAAGGCGGATCTAGAAAGAAATCATTTTGTGCCCGTATGTCAGGGATGCCAGGTCCAATGAAGGATGAAAAAGGCAGACCTACAAGAAAGGCTGCCTCTTTAGCGAGGTGGAAATGCTAGATATGATGGAACTCTGGACTGGTGGGTTAACTATATTTGTAGCCCTGATTGGATATATGATGCACGAAAAGTTCAATGACTTAAAGCGTATTGATATTTTGTTAAATAAAACAAGAGAAGAGGTAGCCCGTGATAATGTTACTAAAGCAGAAGTTGAGCGGATTGTTGAACACATTGATGCAAGGTTTAACAAGCTTGAAAACAAAATTGACCAGCTTATTAGTAGGTAAATAATGCCTTCTGTAAGTAAAAAGCAACACAATTTTATGGCGGCGATTGCACATAATCCTGCATTTGCTAAGAAAGTAGGAGTTCCGCAATCCGTGGGTAAAGATTTTAACAACGCCGATAAAGGCAAAACATTTAAAGAAGGTGGCATGATGAAACCAGTAGATATGAAGAAGAATCCAGGTGTAGCCAAGCTACCTACAGCCGTACGTAACAAAATGGGCTTTATGAAAAAAGGTGGTATGGCTGATGACTCTAAAGAAGATACAAAGATGGATAAAGGCCAAGACAAAGCTATGATTAAAAAAGCTTTTAAACAGCACGATGCCCAAGAACATAAAGGCGGTAAAGGTACAACTTTAAAACTAGCTAAAGGCGGTTCATTCCGTTCTTCTGCTGATGGTTGTGCTACTAAAGGCAAAACTAAAGGCAAAATGATTTCTATGAAATCTGGCGGAGCTTGCTAATATGAAACGTAAAATGCGCAAATTTGCAGAAGGTGGTTACGAAACTGCCGAAGGTGAAAACGAGAATATTAGTGAAGACACTCGTAGCAAGGCTAGAAAATTTATAGAAGAAGGCTCTCCTGAGCAAGATACAGGTGTAAAGCCTGTAACTGTAACTAAGACTAAAACTTCTGTTACTACTGCTAAACCAAAGTCAGATGAGTCTTCTGAAAAAGACCGCATGGAAAAACGTGTTAAAGAACAAGCTCTTGAACGTGTCGAGCCTGAAAACTATATTCCAGGAACAGGTTTGCTTAAAGGCTTGTTAAAAGGTGCTTTACGTACTGGCGAAAAAGAAGTTGCAAGAACTATTACTACCCGTGCTGGTAAAGAAATTCCTGTTAAGCAAGGTAAACCTGACTTTAGTGGTTCTGCCAAAGAAGGTATGGGCATGAAAAGCGTAAAAAATAAATCTGGTAAAGAAATTTCAGTAACAAAAATGAAGTCTGGTGGTTCTGTATCTTCAGCTTCACGTCGCGCTGACGGTTGTGCTATTCGTGGTAAGACAAGAGCTTAATCATGCCAATTGAGCCTATAGATCCTTCTAAAAAGACTGGCGGTGAGGGTAATGAGAAATACAACCCAGACCAAAAGAGGGGTCCTGGGCCTTTTGATGAAGTTCTAGAAAAAGCTAAATCTGATCGTAAACCTAGTAGTGGCGGTGGCGGTGCTGCAGGTGATACAAAGTTTTTAAAACCCAAATATAAAGCAGGTGGGGCAGTATCTAGTGCCTCTAAACGTGCAGACGGATGTGCAGTTAAGGGTAAAACAAAAGGTAGGATAATGTAATGATGCCAATTAAACTTGCTTCACAAATAATTAAAGCCTCTGCAAAAGGTAGCTTAAAAAAAACCGCAAAAGAAGCAGATGAGATTCCACGTTATACGCAATCTAAAGGTTTTAAAGCGCTTGAAAAAGCTCAAAAAAATAGTGGTCCAGAAGCCGTTCTTAGAGATGTAGAAAAAGCAGGAGCTGTTGCTCTTGGTTCTGCTTATTTAGGCGCTGCTGGTAAGACATCTCTTGAAGATAAGGAAACAGAAAAGCCTCCAAAAGAAGAGTCTGAAGAAAAAAGTTATAAACGTGGTGGTAAAGTATCTTCCGCTTCTAAACGTGCAGATGGATGTTGTATTCGTGGAAAGACAAAAGCATGAAAGCTTCTCGTGGAATGGGCGCAATCCTACCGTCTAAGATGCCTAACGGAGTCAAAAAGGCTCGCCGTGATAATACAGACTTTACCCAGTATAAAAAGGGTGGCAAGGTTAATGCTGCGGGTAATTACACTAAACCAGAAATGCGTAAACGGATTGTTTCTCAAGTTAAATCAGCTGCAGTGCAAGGTACTGGGGCAGGTCAATGGTCTGCTCGTAAAGCACAGTTAGTAGCTAAAAAATATAAGGCGGCTGGCGGTGGGTATAAATGAGTGGGTTAGCAAAATCGCAGCAATCTTTAAAAGCTTGGGGCGACCAAAAATGGACAACCAAGTCGGGGAAGAAGTCGTCCGAGACGGGCGAGAGATATTTGCCAAAAAAAGCAATAGAGTCATTAAGCCCGCAGGAGTACGCAGCAACAACACGAGCAAAACGGGCAGGAAAAGCACAGGGGCAGCAATTCGTGCCGCAGCCGAAAAAGGTAAAAGCAAAAGTAAAACCGTTTAGGAAAATATGAGCACATCAGGCGCAACTACATTTAATCTAGACTTAAATAACCTCGTAGAAGAGGCTTTTGAGCGTTGTGGATCACAACTGCGCTCTGGATATGATTTGCGTACAGCCCGTAGAAGTCTTAATTTGTTGACTATTGAATGGGCTAATCGCGGTATTAATCTGTGGACTATTGAGCAGGGTCAAGTAAATTTAGTTACTGGGCAGAGTTTATATCCTATTGATAGTGACACAATTGACCTTTTAGATACTGTTGTTAGACAGAATAATGGTTCAGCAAGCAATCAAATTGATATTAACATTGACCGTATTTCTGAGTCTACTTACTCGACTATCCCTAATAAGTTAACTACTGGTAGACCGATCCAAGTGTGGATTAACCGTCAATCTGCTCAAATTAATGTTACTACTGTAACCCTATCAGCTAGTATTAGTTCTACTGATACATCTATTACTGTAAGTGATTCTAGTCAACTAGCTAGTGGTGGATTTATTAAAATTGGTACAGAAACTATTGGCTATGCAAACGTAGTTGGTAATGTTTTAACTAATTGTTATCGTGGTCAAGCTGGTACAACTGCTGCTGCACATTCATCTGGCGACGTAATATCTATCCAAAACCTTAACTCTATTAATGTTTGGCCTACCCCTGATGCTGGTGGCGCTCCATATACTTTTATTTACTGGCGCATGAGACGCATACAAGATGCTGGTAACGGCGCGACTGAGCAAGATATTCCATTCCGTTTACTACCTTGTATGGTTGCTGGGCTAGCGTTTTACATGGGGCAAAAGATTCCAGAAGCCCAACCACGGTTACAGTTTTTGAAACAAGAATACGAAGAGCAGTGGTTAATGGCATCTACAGAAGATAGAGATAAAGCTGCTTCTAGATTTGTACCAAGGTCTTTGTTCTATGCCTAATAAATACAGTAGTGGTAAATACTCGATTGCTGAGTGTGATCGGTGTGGACAACGGTTTCAGTTAAAACAGCTTAAAAAGCTGGTTGTTAAGCAACAAATAAAAAACATTAAAGTTTGCCCCGAGTGTTGGGAGCCAGATCAGCCGCAGTTGTCGTTGGGTATGTATCCAGTTGATGACCCACAGGCGGTTCGGGAACCTAGACCAGACACCAGTTATGCAGCTTCTGGGGTAAGCGGGTTACAGACTCTAAATGGTACTGGCACTAGCGTTGCTGAAGTAGGTTACCAAGGAGAGGGTAGTAGAGTATTTCAATGGGGTTGGAACCCTGTTGGTGGGGCAAGTCAGTTTGATACTGTTTTAACACCAAACTACTTGATTGCAATTACACAAGTAGGTACAGTATCAGTAACAGTAAACTAGGAGAAAAATATGTCATTTAAAAAAGGCGCTAATGGTATTGAATCCAAAGGCAAAACAGTAGGTAAAAATTTAGGCGATTCAGGTCCAACAGCCCCAACTTTAAAGGGAGCTAGCAAAAAAATGGGCGTTAGTTCTATAGCTATGAAAGATGTTGGTCGTAATTTAGCTCGTTTAGCAAACCAGAAGAAATCAGGAAGAGGTCGTTAATGGCTACCTTCAGCAAAAAAGTAATGGGTAAAGAAGTTGGCGACGCCAAAGTCTATGCCAAACCACACACTATGGATGGTAAAGCAATGAAAAATACTAAATCTGGTTATCAAACCGACCCTAATTCTCTGTCTGCTAATGAACTAACTCCTGGTGGGCAACCATCTCTACGTGTTAGCGCAGGTAATCCTGCTTCAACACAGATAAATAAAAACGGAGCAGTTAAGCAACGTGGATCAGGCGCAGCTACTAAAGGTTTTACATCTCGTGGGCCAATGGCCTAGTAGGGTAAACCCGAATGAACTATACTGAACTTGTTGCGGCTATTGAAGCCTACGCTGAAAACTACGATACTGGTACTGGTGGTTTCGTAGCAAATATTCCTGTTTTTGTAAAAGAAGCAGAGCAGCGTATCTACAATACGGTTCAAATACCGTCTTTGCGTAAAAACGTGACTGGCACATTGACAAGTGGTAATAAGTATTTGTCTGCCCCAGATGATTATTTGGCTACTTATTCCTTGGCACTTATTAATACTGATGGTAGCTATTCTTATCTTTTGAACAAAGACGTAAACTTCATTCGTGAGGCGTATCCTACTCCAACTGATACAGGCGCACCGTATTACTATGCGTTATTTGGACCACAATACACGCTTACAAATGAGCTAAGTTTTATTGTAGGACCGACGCCAAACGCTAGTTATAGTGTAGAACTGCATTATTTCTACTACCCGCAGTCTATTGTTACTGCTGGCACCACTTGGTTGGGCGATAACTTTGACTCTGTACTTTTGTACGGTTCGTTACTAGAAGCGGCTGCCTATATGAAGTCTGATGCCGAAATGATTACATTCTATAAAGACCGTTATACAGAAGCATTAGCCCTGTTACAACGCCTTGGCAATGGTCTGGAGCGTGGTGATGCATACCGTGACGGTCAAACTAAGCTTAATACCAACCTTAAAGGGAATGTAGTCGCATGACAATCGCCCAAGGACAATGCACAATATTTAAGCAAAACTGCTTAAGTGGCTTAGAGAACTTTGCCGCTGGAACTTCTTATGTTTATAAAATTGCTTTATATACGGCTAATGCGGATTTATCTTACGCAACGCTTGCATACACGACTGTTGGTGAAGTCAGTGGTACGGGCTATACGGCAGGGGGTAAAACCCTGACTGTTGTCCCTCCAGCTAGCTCAGACCAGACCGCCTACTTGTCATTTTCAAACGTGACTTGGAGTCCAGCTTCCTTTACGGTTAGGGGTGCTTTAATTTACAATAGTACAACTAATGCGGCTGTAGCGGTACTGGATTTTGGTGCAGATAAATCACCTACAACAAGTTTTACAATAACTTTTCCTACGGATGATGCTTCAAACGCTGTTATTCGTTTTTCCAATTAAGGAGTTTTTATGCAAGAT